ACTCACTACTTAAATACTCATAATGAGCTGGAGCATCATTTAAAGGTACGTCATCAATAGTAGTTTTACTTTCTTGGTTGTTGTTAAAAGCAATAATAACTTTTTCGCCATAGCTGCCTGTGAGTTTTGAAAGTACTTGAGATTTTATTTGTTCTTGTTTTTCCCTGTCAGGAACTCCATTATTAAAGTTCACAATTTTAGTACCTGAAAATGAACATTGAGCATCATTAATTAAGTAGTCTGCAATCTCACGTTCTAATACTGCATAGCTTGTTTGATAGTCTGCTGGTGAGTAGTAGAAATACCCACTAACATATCTACGAACAATAAATATTTCATTCTTTGCACCACTACCAAATACAGGAAACTTTTTTAATACTGTTTGCTTTGTTACTTTACTCCAATCAGCACTGTATAAATAGTTTTTTATTTTACCATCTTCACCACATTTTTCTGCTCTCAGAGTTTCTCTTGGGAAGTGTGTAATACTAGCAATTTGATTGCCTTTGTAAGTTACTTGAAATGCACCTTCACCTAGTAGCTTTAAATCTTGGCACACTCTTCTTAGTTCTTTAGGCTTTAACAAGCTTCTCATTTGAGCATATTGCTCAGGCTTTCTACTACTATCTGTAGCATCTATACCCTTGCCATAGATTTGATTAACAACACCATTAATAACAGCATTATTAGTGGTGCTATCCATAAAAGCATCTATAAGGTTCTGATAGTAATCATTATTATCACCTATTCCAACCCACTGTTGATTCTTTTCCTCAGTTATAGTAGGTCTTTCATAGCTGTTAAGTTGTATTAAATGTATATTATCCATTATGCAAAAATATATTCATTATCACCTGTTGAGCTTTCAGTATAAACATTGTTACTTATACTAAATGTACTAACTGTTTGGTCTGTTGCAAATATCTTATCCCTAAATACTAAAGTGTTATCAGTAGTATTTCTTACTTCATAGGTGTAAAAATTAGCTTCCGTAAGAGCTTGAGTAGTACTATAAGTGTAATAATAGTCAACTTCTGAAAAAGTTGCATTAGAATCAGTAAAAATAACTTTATTTTGTTCCTCTGATTTTATCACTAATGAGTATGTTTTACTACCTGAAATTTCCTCTCTTGGTACAAAGTTAATTAATCTTGTGCCTGTAACTGTTAAAACTTGCATCTTTTTTTTAAAATAAAAAAGGGAAGGCTATTTTTCCAACCTTCCCCTTCTAAACTAAACATTATATATATTGAATCACACTAAACTATGAATTTGTGCCTTGTACTATTGTAAATGTTCCAGCCATTCCAGCAAATGGGTCACCAGCTACAGCACTCTCTATAAAGTTTGCCGGTAGCTTTTCAGTAGCTACAAGGGTTAGACTATAACCACTCATATCACCCATTGCTGCTCCTGTCGCTATTGTTCCACCTGTCACTTCACAACCAAAATCAACTCCACACATCATTGCATTCCCGTTATAATCTTCTACGACTATGTGAGGTCTGCCGTAGGACATCAATTTTAGTTCTTTATTATCTTCTTTGCTTAATTTTGGTAAAGACAAAGTAATAGTTTGTTCAAAAAAGGTTGTTCCATTTTCTCTAGAGCTAGTAATAGCCTGTTCAAGAGAGCTACTTCCTTTTACATCATATTGAAAAGCTGAAGCTGTTCCTGTCATATTAGAGATTTCGTCTCCAGCATTAAAAGTAACAGTTCCTAACTCACCAAAATTAACAAAATATACTTTAGTGATGCCACCAACTACATCTTTACACGGTACTTTTCTTCCTATCGTTAAATCGCAAGCCATCGTTTTATTTTTAAAAGTTAATACTAAAGGAGAGCTTTTACACTCTCCTAGTTAATTATATTAAGCATAGATAACTACATCAGAAGTAATTCCAATTTGTACACCAGCTGTAAATCTCATTACTAAACGCACATTTTGAGAACCATCTAAATCACCCATATCTAACAATTTCACTTCATTGTGGTCAGAAAGTAATCCTGTACCAAAGTAAAGGTTAGATTTTTGTGCAGCCATCATTGAATCATCAGGCAATCCTGAAGCAATAACAACTTTAACACCATCATAAGACAATGCTCCATTGTTCCACCATTGAGTTCCTTGTGCGTTAACACCAGCAGCACCTAAGCCATTAGCACCAAATCCACCTAAAGCTCTAACGTAAAGTTTAGCAGCTTTTCTAGAAACATAAATGTATAAATCTTCTTTACCATAAACTCCTGAAGGAATTGCATCTACTACTTTACCCATTTCATCAATGATATTAGCAGCAGTAAGTGGTGAACCTGATACTGCAACGCATCCTGAACCACCAGCAGTAGCTAAATAGTAAAAACCATCAAACTCTCCAGCATTACCTGTTTGACCAGCCCAAATGTTTTGCTCAGTCTTTTCTGCTACCAATCCAGCAGCGTGTCCGATAATGAAATCAGAAAAATTAGGTGGTAAGTTATCATAAGCAGAATAACCCATTTGAATTGCTTCCCAATCACTTCTGAAATCTTTCTTACATAATTCCATATTTACTTGGAATTCTTCAGGTTGAAGGATTCTTTCAGTTAATGTTAATGTACCTGTAGGAGTAAAATCACAAGTAGCATCTTTAATTACGTTAGCATCTGTTGCTGCCTTTTTCAAAACCTCTTTGTACTTTACATTAGGTTTTACAGTTATTAAACCGTTTTCAATTGTTGAACCACTTAACAATGCTGCACTAATATACTTTCCAGCAAATTCTCCAGCATACGTTGAAGTGATTGAAGTTGTTGTTGCCATTTTTTTATTTTTTTAATTAATTATTAGCTATTTTACTAAACACCCTATCTCTAGTTGTTTCAGTTCTTTTTTGACCAAATAAAATCTTGTTCAGTTTCTTTTCTTCTGATTCCGGATTGTGTTTAATTGGCTCAACTGCTTCTTCTTTAGTAGCAGATAATTCAGTAACTTCTTCAACTACCTTATCTTCTTTTACTTCTTCAGTAGATAGTTCTGTGTTTTCTTCTTTAATTTCTTCAGTAGTTTCTTCAGACATTTCATCTTTTTTCTTGTAGCCTAATTCTTCAAGCATTGCTTTGATTTCACCTACTGCATTTGCAAATTCTTCTTTAGTAACATACTGCATTTCTTCTTTTTCTTCAGCAGCTTCTACTTCTTCAGTTTCTTCATCTTTAGCTTCTTCAACTGCTTCTCTAATTTCAGCAATTAAACCTTCTTCTTTAGCTATTAATACTCTACCATCTTCAAGAGCATATTCACCTACAGGAAGTGCTATTTGTTCATCTTCTGATTTAATGAAGATTGCTTCACCTTCTTTAAATTCTTCTGCTACTAATACAGTACCATTTTCAAGCTTTAGTTCAGCTAGTTTAACAGATTCTTCTGCTAATTCTACCCCAACTATGCCTTTTATTTTGTTTAAAATTTCTGTTGCTTTCATATTATTAAATATAATCTTATACTACTAATGTAAAAAAATAGCTAAAGTGTTATAGCTAAATGCTTATTTACAGGTAAAAACAAAAAAAAATTAAAAAAAAAGTGTAAAAACATTTGTAGTATAAATATATTTATATATATTTGTATAAACAAACAAACAAAACAACTAAAAATTAAAATTATGATTGAAGGACAAGAATTTATAAACAAGAATAATCCAAATCAAAAATTAACCATAAAAGAAGTTCAACTTGGTAAATATTGTAGGGTAGAGATTAGTAGCTATGTTATAGTAGATTATCTTGGCGAAATATCATCGGGTACACTAACTTGTATACTTGATTTTTCTGAAATAGAGTCTGATTACGAAAGAGTTTAATGTTATCCTAGGTTAACTGAAGAGATTTAAATAATCGAAACGCCTTCGGGCGTCTTAACCAACCAATAAACAATAATTATGAAACAATTAACTAAATACCAACTAAATAAAATATCTAAGAGCTTGGATAAGTGGTTCAATCTAGCGACCAAAGAAGAAATAAAAGAGGGGTTGGAATGGTACAAATAATAGTAGTCATTTTTCTGCTTACGGAAAATATGGTTTTGACCAATTATTAGGCAATGGAAATAAATATGATTCTAGTTTAGATAATCTTTTAGACTAACTAAAGAGCCACTTTTTACAGTGGCTTTTTTTATGCTCTAGTTTTACCTATTCCTTGTGCACCAATGCTACCATCACAACACTTTTGACTGTAGCTTTTGCCATCTTTACACAAACAACCTCTTCTACCACCTTTAGGTGATGTTCTACTTGGTATGTGTGTTTTTGTATTTCTTTTACTTTTCATAATTAATCGTTTATATGTTTTTCACAAGGCATATACCAAGTTTTATCTTCAAATTCGTGTGTGTGGAATCCTTTGCAACCTATGTTTTTAGCAATCTCTTCAGCTTTCTCTTGTGTTGAGTATGCAAGTCTATCATCAATAACTGCAAATTCATCATCTATAACCATTGAAGCAAGTTCTATTTCTCCTAGTTCTTTTAGTTTGCTTTTACTCCATCTTAAAGCTGCTTTACCACCCCACAATAAATAGCTAATTGTACCACAAGCTTCTGTGTTGCCCTCATCATAATACTCACCAGCTCTTGATAAATAACTATACATCCTTTTTATAGTATCTACACTTACAGCCCTTCCAGCAGCCAAGTCAGCACTACGCATCTTCCCCACATCTGTTGCACATTTATTGCCTACCTTTTCATTTAATTCTCTACCTCTTTTAGCATTGTTGCTTACTGCTTTAGGATAATCAGAATAGCTTTCTAGTTTAACTTTTTTTTTTTGAGTAAATAGGTTTTTAATTTCTTCTATTTTCTGTTTTGCTTTTTCTTCATCAACATCTACTTTAACAGCACTAGCATCTAGTTTAGCTTTGTCTGCAAAATACCCTTCAATACTAAAACCTTTAACTTTGCCAGTCTTTACAAAATCATTCCAAATCTCATCATTGTTAACTTTCATTGAAATCATCCAAGTACCTTCAGGCACATCTAAACCATATAAAGCAGTTTTATCTTTTTCTTTGTTTTCTACTATCCAAGACTCAACTACTGTTAAATCATTAATTGCTAGTTTGTGTTCTAGTGTTGCATTGTTTTGGTTGCCATTCTTAAAAAATAATTCACTAGCTTTTCTAACTGTTTCATTACTGAAATAAACATAATACTCTTTTTCACCTTGCTTTCTGTAAATAGGTTTGTTGGGTATTAAAGCTGCTCCCATTAATATTTTCTTTTCATCATCTACTTTAGCAAGTTGTATTTCTTGACTTTTAAGAGTTATGAAATCACTCTCTATTGCTGGTGCTTCAACGATACTAACGGCTTCTATTCCAGTAACATCATTTTCTTCATCTAGTAGAAGTTCTATTATTTCCATTTTATTTTCCATTGTCTTTTATTTAAAAAGTTGCTGTATCTATTATATTGTTTTCTAATGCTTGTGCTGTTGTAACATCACCACTAACTACAAATGCTTTTATAGGTGTGCTGTTTTGTTGTCCTAGCGCTTGTGCTACTTGGTTAAATCCTGATTGCC